CAGCAGAACAGTGACAAACGTCTGCTCTACAACACCGGAATACGCCTACATACAGACCAATGGCACAGCAAGAAGAATGTGCCCAAGAATAAGCCCGCCAAACTGATGGAGCTAGAACTCCAGCTGTCAAACGCCTACGATGAGTTATTCGAGCAAGGCCTCAGACCGAACTTGAATGATATTGTCAAGTACATGAATGATGGCCAGTCTACGGCAGCGAAACCGGATAGCACCAACATCCTAGAAGCTGCGGAAATATTCCTGAAGAAAGGAAAGGCCAGTTATGGCGTGAGTCGCGGTGTGAAAACAATGATCCACCGGTTGGGATTGTTTAAGAAAGATCTGCGGTTTGCTGAATGCACAAAGAACGTTCTAACCGATTTCGTGGATGATATGAACACCCGCGGTATTCAGAACAACTCCGCCTACAAGAGCATACGTTCCCTCTACGTGGTTGCTGAAGATGTAGGTGAAAATCTGCCAGTGTATAAGATGCCCACGACATATCAGCGGAAGAATGCCACTGTACCCAGGCTGACCGTTGAGGAAGTTAAAGCAATACTGGCGTTAAAAACAGAGACAACAGTCGAAAAAGTTGCTCTTGAAGTGTTCGAACTCGCGTGCTATACCGGATTAAGAATCAGCGATTTACTAACCTTACAGGAAGGTGAACTTAATGATGGATATTATGAGAAACTTCAGGAGAAAACAGGCGAGTCTGTTTATGTCACCGTCCACGAACGCAATACAGCGCTTCTAAGCAAGTATTTTGAAAGTGGCATTCCATACACCCGCCAGGTATTATCGCGTGCCCTGAAGGCCGTATTGAAGCGCTCCGCCATTGAGAAGAAGACAACCAGAATCTCTTTCATTGGTAGCAAGTTAAAAAAGCAAACAAAAAAAGAATGGGAGGGCGTCGCCTATCATATTTGCCGCAGGTTCTATGCGTCGTTACTGTCGCAGCTTAGTCTTAATACTCAGATCATTTCTGATGAGTTGGGTCACGTTACACGTTCCGTCACGCAACACTATGTGGGCAGTGCAGAGCATCGGTTAAGGATCAAGCTCGTTCGGGATGCAATACTTAACATGGATAAGAGCCTTCAGGCTTATGACGCCTTAATGAAGGTTGCATGAAAGACGGGATTGAACAGCTATCCTTAGAAGCAGTACTTGAATTTGTTAAGATCATCAATAGTGCGGATCCGGTGCAATTTTATAAATGGTGGGAGCAGCATGATTTTTCAAAGGAGAAGATCGAAGAGTTCGTTGGTCTGGTGATCGTTCACACACATAACTTGGATTACCTGGAGAGTCACGCGCCGGGTTCCCCAGATTTTGAAAAGGAGATCGAGGAATTTGAAGAATCAATCCCGTATCTCACGGCTCTTATTCACAATCAGCCATTAATAGCATCTGGCAGCAGAAAAATCGAGAGCGATAAGAAGCGTAGTCGCTCGATGAAGAAAAAAACAAATGATTGTCCCGTCGATCATTTCAAACTAGACATAGTTAACGAAGCCATCTCATTTCTCACTGAGCCAAAGGTTTCGGAGATAGGATTATTTCTTACTTGTGGGCCGCATGATTTCGAATTAACACGTTTTTCCGCAAGCAGTCTAAAGGAAGCATTTGCATCTGCTACAGGGATAACGATTGCCAATAGAACATGGCAGAAGTGGACGAAGCGACCGACAAAAAGCAAAATCACACGTTACAATAATCGTTTTGATAAATTCTTACCGAAACCGGTAAAATAACTGTGCGCTGATTCACTTGACGCCCGATTCATTCCCCTCTTTTGTGACCATAACACAGAAACATTATGGTCATCCTCCAATTATCTAAAGAAGAGCTTCAGCGTGAAATAAGGACAGCTGTATCTGAAGCTATCAGTGATCTTCATTCCCCTGCCAAGGATAGATTATTTTCCAGGGAAGAAGCCGCAAAATACCTCGACGTCTCATTACCAACACTAAATACTTGGGAGAAGTCTGGACAACTGACGCCAAAAAGATTTGGGAACAGAGTATACTTTTTTGAATCAGAACTTTTAAAAAGAAAATAAAAGAGGCTATGAATATCGAAGAAAGCATCAGAAAAATTGTTACTGAGGAACTTGACAAACGTCAAAGTCAGGGGGATATCGTCCCACTTGAGGAATTTTGCAGAACAAAAGGTATCTCCAGGGTCACCGTGTGGAGGGCCGAGCGATCCGGTAAGCTGAAACTTACCAGAATTGGCACTAAGGTCTTTGTCAACAAGTCTCAATTTTCCATTTCATAAAAAAAGCCCGTGTGACCGGGCCTCTCCTTTAATCCTTATGGAAAAAAACTACTCATGACATGCAAACATACCAAAATCCTGACAATTACAACCCGGCAGAATCAAAAGCGGAGAAATGGCGATCACAAGCTATACGGGTGTTTGAATCACTAAAGGAATCTCCCAAAACTCGATTACAAATATCTTACTACGCTAACGTTCCGCTTCAAAACGTCTGCAGGTTCGTTGGCCATCTTCGAAAGAATGGTTTGGTCTGTATTGTCAAAATTGACAAGGATCCTCTTTCCAAAATGCGTGCAGAATATCTAAGCACGGACGAAAGAATTTGCCATCAGTGTGGAGAGGGTAAACAGTTAAACATGTTCGCATGATGTTTGTAAAAATTCCATCTGGACTATTTCAAGCATCGACTAAAGACATTCGACTTTATTGTGCCTACCTGGATTTCAAATGCTTCAATCCTGAGGGCCATATCTGCCCTCCATTCAAAGTAAACAGGTACTACTATTCCTACTGGAGAAAGAAGCTCCTGACGAAAGGATGGGCCACGGGCAGCGGCAGGTGCGTTAGGCTGGCGTCCTATCCTGAAGTGTGGAAAATTCTCGGTGTGCTACCTGGATGGAATGAGAACCTCAGGCGATACAGATTCAACTATAAGAAAATACTGATTGAAAATTTACCCTTGGACCGGAAGGAATACTTCAAGGTTCTTCAGGAGTTGGTTTTAAAGACAATAGCCGGTAACAAGGTGCGGCAAATCAAATGGAAGCTTAATAAAAAGCACAAGAAAGATAGACGAGTTAATACCACAGAAACTTTCATTTCGACCCGCACCGTTGCCCGGTTAGTTGGCCTCAGGAGTTCAGCCTCAGGCCACAAGTACAGAAGCAAGTTGTTCCAGGTAATTCCAGAACCGACCAAGACTATAAAGACGGATTCTGGATACCGGTATAAATGTAAGAAAATAGCCTTGTAAACTAAAAGTTTAGGTGATTGTGCAAAAAGTGAACATACTTATAAGCACTACTATCTATACTATAGAATACTGAAAGTAGAAGTAAAGGTATTTGAGCAATAGACTAAAAGTTTGTGTGTCTTATGAAAACACTGAAGTCAAAAGAGAAAAGAGTTTACCCTAAGATTTCACCAAAGGAGGTGAAAAGGAATCTGAAGATTTTGAAGGCATTGAAGAAAAACAAGAAATGATTACATCAGAAGAACAGAGTGAGATCCTATTAAGCGACTTCGACATAAAGAGGCTTGTCCTTTATTCAGGCAATGAGAACATTTATAACAAGCGCCAGGACATAAACGACCTTGCAACTTCTATCCGCGACCACGGTGTTCTTGAACCGCTTATCATCAATCAGGACCTTGTTATTATTTCAGGAAACAGCCGTTACAAAGCATGCTTAATGCTGGGCATTGAAAAAGTACCTATTAAGATGATGCATACCAATAGCGAAAGACATTTGCGCAAATTGGTGGTAGAAGCCAATCGCCAGCGAGTAAAGTCACCGCAGGAAGTTATCCGCGAACTGTCCAAACGTGCCGAAGTAGAAGAGGCCCAACGAATTTGTGACTATAGTAACAATTCTAGTTTTGACGGCAATTTGCTCCGTGATGAGAAGAAAAGCCGTTCCTGCAATCCTTATTCACGGATAAATGGACCCTGGACACTGGCGGTGGAAAACGTCATTACAGAAAATGCCAATTATCTGCCTATGTCGCTTCGTGCGGTATTCTATCAGATGATGAATCAGAACATCAAGCTCAGTAACAGCCTCAAGCACTATAAGAAACTAGGCACACTCCTCACCGTGCTCCGTGAACGTGAGATCGTCGACTATGATGCTCTCGAAGACAGTACACGCTATGGGCATAAGACAACGCAGTATTTGAATAAGAATGTTTTTATCAAGAAGGAATTTGAAAAGTACCTAACAGGCTATAAACGCGATTTACTACAGACACAACCTTTCACGCCATTCGTGATGGTGGAGAAACATACACTGGCGGCAATCATTGAACCTGTGGTTAACAAATACGGTATCCCTGTATTTTACTGCAAAGGTCCCTCCTCCACTTCACAGATAAACGACATCCGCAATTACTTGAATCAATATGATCGCCCTGGTTTGTTATTTATCCTGACAGACTTTGACCCAGCTGGATTTATGCAACACGACAACTACATCAACTCACTTAGAAAGTTAGGCTGTGAAATCAATCCTGTTCGTGTAGGTGTTACCCTGGAGCAAATAAGGGAACTCAACCTTCCCGCAGATATGGAGGCAAAGCGAACAGACAAGAACTTCGAATTATGGCACAAAGCAACGGGCATGAATCACGCATGGGAACTTGATGCTATACCTCCTAAAGAAATGGCGCGGATCCTCAATGAGTCGATCAGCAGCAAGCTGGATATTGACGCCTTCAACCGTGAAGTTGAGATAATGAATCAGGAGTTGAAGGACATCGAAAAAGTAAAATCAGATATGCAAGCCTAAATACTGCGTTCGGAGACAAAAGTCCCCGCCAATAGGCCAAAATAAGCCTGAAAGGCGAAATGGTTACCATTTTGGTTACCACTAACCCCAAAAAAGAGCAATTTTAACCTAGTAAAAAGTGATATGAAGAAACCTGAGAAACTACCCGAAAAATACGCTCCATGTTTCCATGATTTTGTAGCAGTAGCCAAAGCGCACAACCTTCCACTTGACTTTATAACGATCACAGTAGGGCAAGGACTTCATTTTGAATTTCAAACCCGAACGCCCCTATCGCAGCAAGAATGCTCCCAGATCTTCGGCGACTTTCTAAGCAGCTACCCAACGTGTACCATCGCGTTCTCCACCCGTGAAGCAACAGCAATGGAACAAATGGGCCATCCTCTGGCACGGTTGAGCGGGACTAATATTCGCGTCAAATGAAAGAGCACATGACCACAGACTTGGTTGAAGCGCTGGGATCCGTCGGCGTAACTGTAAACAATAACGAAGTTGAGGAGATCCTGCTCCGTGGAGTCGATGCTTTTCTTCATCAACGGGGCGTCGATCTTCCCGTCAAATACCTGGACCGGATTTACATCATCATTCACGAATTGAAGTCAACGACGAACGTATGAATATTCGCCATAGCACGCCATTGTCAAGAAAACAGGAAAACATCTGGGCCTTTCAACGCCTGTTACAACTATCGCGGGACAAAGGTTATCGCGGAAAGCCTCTTGATGATAGAACTACTCCAGGTTTGCAGCACTGCATTACCACTTGGTTCAATCTTAACGGGTATGACTGCGCTCTTGATGGCAATAGGATCACGGTGTCTTTTAAAGATGGTCCATTTGTTATCGTAGTCGCTGGCACCCATCGTTCACACGAGGATTATCCGGTCAATGAATACGTTGCTGATTATGAGATGAAAGTTTATTCACTCTATCGTTTTGAAAATTGGTTTGACAACTTAACCTAACATAATTATGAAAGAAGAAAGATTTTCAGTCGAGGCCTGGAAGAAAGCGGAACTGATTAAGATGCAACCGAAGGTGGAATCAGTAGGAACACCACCCAAGACAAGAACGATTCCTAAAGTTTCAGAGGCACAGAAGATGGAAATTCTGAAGCAATTGCAGGAGGTTAATGATGCGGCAAAAAAAGCCTTCGGGCGGCCACTGAGAGAAATTTTAAAGAAATAAACGCCATAGTATGGACGACATCGGACAAAATACGGAGAGTAACGGCAGAGATTCTGCGGGTAAGTTCGCACCTGGACATAATGGCTTCAAAAAGAAGGGCCTGCCTGAATATCAGCGACAGACGCGCGATCTTTTGTGGGATTTCTTTCAGCAGAAGGCAAAGACGCTGCCGGAGCTTTATGATGAATTGAATCCAGCAACTAAGGCGAAGCTGATAATGACCGTGGCGGAGTTCTTCCTTCCGAAGCAACGGGAAATTTTAATTGATGCTACACTTGATGGCACTCTGAACGATGGCATTGACATGAGCAATTGGAGCGAAGAAGATTTGCGAACATTAATTCAACTACAACAAAAATATCACACACTTGAAAACTGAAATGTTTTAAAACAATGGATAAAACGATACACATTTTTTTTCAACATGAACATTCAGAGCCAAAACAGTTCATGTACAGGAATAAGGGGCCCTTTACTCTGGAGGAAACCGAAATAATCATTAAGTGGTTGCCAAAGGGTCACAAGGTGATCAAGATTATCTGGTGTGATCCATACGAAGACCTACAACACCAGAAACTCCGAAACATTGAACCGGAAAATGAACCGATAGAAAACTTTAATCTTACCTCCAATGGAAATCTTAACTGAAACCGAACCACAAACAGAAGTTAAACACCTTATTCACCAGGACGATCAACAAACAGCCCGGACAATTGAAGAAGCCACCAATCGAAAACAGCTATTGAATGGCATGCTCGACGCAGGAATCCCAACGAGTGAAATTGATAACATGAGTTCACAATTCTACATCGATCAATACCTGTTTGACAGGCACCTTGAATTAAATAAAAGTTTGGCGCAAGAGTATGCTGCTGGTAAACGTGCAGACCACTTAGTTAAAGTTTATATTTTGCCTCCGACCTTGGAGCATCTGAAGGGAGCTATGGAGGCGTGGGCAAATTATCCATTCCATGGTCAAGAAAAGTTTCGTCATCTGAAATTGAAAGATGGACGGTATCAACTTAATCAGGAAACCATCGAAAAGGAATTCGAGATTAAGAAGCTCAAACTCTTTGTCGGCCAGAAGCGGGCTGATGAAATTAAGTTTCTTGATTCACTCGTTGACTACCTGGTTGAGCAAGACATGCCGCTGCACCAGCTGCCCGAATCAACATTTTGGGCAAAGCGATTCACCAGGGATCCATCACAAGCCTGCAACCGTCTTCGTCAGGGAAAAGTAATGATTAAGAAAAGTTATCTAGTTGGCAAAGATTAGTGTTTTCCATATCCCCCGGGCGTTGACGTGTTCATCTTGCCCGGTTTTTTAAAATTCTTACCTGAACATTTATGATGATCAAGATTTACAATGAGTTTCTGGATTTTAGCGACTTAATAGAAGTTGAAAAACAAATAAAGCTCTTCGAAGAAATCGCCACTACAGACGGGGACTTCAGCTATTCGTTTGAACTTCAGAAGACGATCAATAACACTAGAATTCTTCAGAACCCTCAACCTGATAACATTTCAAAGTTAGTTTACCAGAAGATACCTGCGCAGCTGCTAACCGATTCAGGAGACATGGTACACGACGGATATTTGAGAATAGAATCCATTGACGATGTGTACGGGTGTTCCTTCTTTGCTGGCAATAGCAATTGGTTTGGACTGCTCTCACCGATGCTCCAGGAGCTGGACTGGTCGCAATACGACACCGACCAAACAGAGGTGACAATCCAGAATGCCATCTTTAATACTTCGGGTGTTGTGTTTCCAGTAGTAGATAACGGGGCACTGTTAACCCGTGGCTACCAACAGTTGAAGGTAGAAGACTTTGTGGCGGGTATCTATGTGAAGGACGTCTTCAACAAGATATTTTCAGCGCATGGCATAAAGATTCAGGGAGAGTTATTGAATGACGTTAATTATCAAACAGCCATCACTATTAAGAACGGTCGTTATCAATCTGAAATAGATGCTTCTTCTACGTTCGCACAACAGACGGCATTGCAAGCACGACCGGTAGAGAACGACGAATACACCGTCTTTTTTGACAATGATTCAGCGTACCCTTATTTCGATGGAGCTAATAACCCCTACGACCCGGTAACAGCTACTTACACCGTGCCTTATAAGATGCGGCTGAAGATTGAAGTTGAATTAACCCCTTCAATAATTGATGCTTCATACAACCAGCGTATTTACTTGTATCTGAACGGAGTGTTTACCCCTGTTGATATAGGATTGGCTGCAGGGGGGCTTTACAATTCCGCCACACCTGGGGATTCTGATACTTTCACGTTTGTACGGTCGATCGTATTCAATCAAGGGGATACCATTTTATTTAAATCGCAGTGGCAGCAGTCAGTAGGATCTACACAGAACGACGTTGTAAGCGGTACGGTTAAATTCACCCCTGAGTTTATCTATAAAGCGTTCGGAAGTGCTATTGTTCCCTCCTGGACACAGCAAGAATATGTTTCTAATATCTTCCGTCTTTTCAATTGCCTGGCCTCCTACAAAGAAGCGAACAGGACACTGACCATAAACTTGTTTGAAAAGATAAAAAGCAAGCCTGCTGTTGATGTTTCTACTTACCTATCAGGAACTACCATCGACTATGCCGAATTCATCAGCGCTTACGGTAAGAAATCTTTGCTAAGTTTTGGTGAGAACGAGGATGAGGAATTGAAGAAGAAAATTCAGAAGCTATTCGCCTACGAGAAGGGAGAAATAGATGTTGATAATGATTTCCTGAATGACTCTGAGGACGTTTTAGAAAGTGACTTCACCTATCCGATAGGCTACATTAATCCTGTGTTTGACATGAGCATTGAGCGGCTGAATTTACTGTCACTCTCTACGGGTGAAAGTGTTGAGGCTACTACGGTCACGGATTCTTTAGGACAGGCACGCTTTACGATCCCTGCGGATATATTTCAGTTAAGCGATCTGGTAAGGATTGAAGAAAGCTCTAACCCTATTTACAACGGTGACTGGATGGTAGAGAACCAGGCGGCGGGTTACGTTGAGTTAAAAGGGCTGTCTTTCAGCACCACTGCTACAGCAAAGCTGACGAAACTTGTTTTTGAGTATGAAGAAAGCGACGCTGTGTTTATCCTTCACCATGTGCCGCTGTATACAGTGAGTAAGTTTAGTGGTAAGACTTCTTTTGCTGTAGAGAACACCGATATAAGCACTTTGGCTACAGCGTTCTCAAACTTGCTACAGACAGGCCGCCAGATAAACAGGGATTTTATCAATTCACTGTCCTTTTCCGGAGAGGGGAATCCATTACACTACCAGCAGACGTTGATTGATCAGTATTTCAGGTTATTCAGTCAGGTGTTGAATGATCCCGTTAAGTTAATTTCCCTGGCTCATCTTCCGGTAGCGCTGTACAATGAGATTGATTTTCTGAATCCTATGAAGGTGCTGACAGAGGAAAGCCAGAATGTATATTACCTGAATAGAATCAGCGGGTACAAAGAATCCTATCTGCCGTGCACGTTGGAGTTAATAAAACTGTAAGGATCTTTCACCGTTGCTGAAAATATACGAATCTTCTTGCTGAGAACTTTCGTATATTTTTTGCAAAATCTTCATACCTACTTGTATATCACAAGCCGCAGATAAAGTAAGTACCCAAGCAGCGACAGGCTTGCAATCAACGCCACCGCTAGCCAGCGGATTCGGATAGTCAAACGTCTGTTTATTTCTCTCAACTTCTGTTCACTCATATTTCCGGAAATAGCCTCAAAATGGTAACAGTTGTGGTAACAGTGAACCTAAAAAACCTTCAAAATAGCCTGATTTAGCGGTTTTGTGAGTCTATAGCGGAGAGAGAGGTCTTCGCATTCTGAATTTTCTGGCATTCTACCGAAACAAAAACCGCTTAAATAGCTTACAACACGTTTCTTTGTGTTTATCTTTGTTTCAGAAAGTGGTAACAAAAGTGGTAGCACAAACTTTATGAAAAATTACTTCAAAATCTCCTATCTACTCCGCGAGTCCGCCAAAGATAAGCACGGCAACTGCCCCCTGTACATTCGTAGCCAGCAGAACAGTGACAAACGTCTGCTCTACAACACCGGAATACGCCTACATACAGACCAATGGCACAGCAAGAAGAATGTGCCCAAGAATAAGCCCGCCAAACTGATGGAGCTAGAACTCCAG